ATAGGACAAACTACCACCCCTACATTGGCCATTGATACTGACTTTGAAGTGTCAACCGCAGTTGCCACTGTCAGTGAGATTATTGGCGGCTCATTATGGAATATTGACCTTTGGGATAGTGCGCTATGGGCCGGAGGCAACAGGAACTACATTTCATGGCTGTCAGTGGATGCTTTGGGTCATGCCATGGCGGTGCGGTTGCGTGTCACCATCAATGGCAATGTTCCCAGCGTCAATGACATCCTTCCAATATTTCAGGTCAATGCCTTCAACAGCATTAGTGAGCTTGGCGGAGCTATATGACCGCTGGATTGCTCTTTAACAGTGATGAACTGGTGGCTAACTGGCTGTTTGCCTGTTACCTCCAAAGAAGGTATAGTTATGACCGCGCTGTGGGCTTAGTGCGCAATGGTGAGTTGGTTGGTGCGGTATTATTTCAAGGTTGGAACGGTGCGAATGTAGAGGTATCCTATTACGGCAAGAACACAATGACCCCAGGAATCATAAGGTGTCTGGCGGTTTACATTTTGCAGGAATTTGACCCGGCCCGCCTCACTGCGATGGTTCCTAAGAGGGCCAAAGGTTGGACCAGATCACTTCTCAAGTTGGGTTTCAGGGTAGAGGGCATAGCCCGCTGCTATTACGGCAAGCGCGATTGCAACCGCAACACCGCCGTCAGGCTGGTAGGTTTCAGGGAAGCAATTGAGCGGGTAGCGCGGGTGGAACCAACACTTGAAAAGGCGCAATAATGGCTGACCTTAACATCCCAGCACCGTCACCCAGCCCATCTGCCATCAATGCGAATTCAACGCAATTGCTGTCAAACCCCAACATTTATCAAGTACCGCAGATGCAGCAGCGGCAGCGTATGGGCTATGGTTACGGTGGTTTGCAGGTCCCAGGTCAGGCACAATCTAGTTGGCCTCAGGCTGGGCTTGGTACTGGTATGTCTCAACTTTCACAAAACCCAATGCAAGCAAATAACATGATGCAAATGATTGCTGCGTTACAAGGGCAACGTCATGGGTAGTTCACCCCCGCCCCCTCCCTCACCTTATGCTGGTTTAGCCCCGGCTCAGCAAGCCGGTACGGCGCAGCAGGGCTTCAATATAGGGTCTCAGGCTGGCTCTGAAGTGGGTCAGCAAAACATCTGGGGCGGGTTGAATTATGCGCAGACCGGTACGGGGCCGGGCGGGGTACCGCTTTATACGGCAACTACTTCTTTATCACCTTCACAACAGCAGGCGGCACAGAATTACGTCTTAAGCCAGCTTCAAGCTGGTGCAACAGCACCGAACCTTCTTGCCACGGGCAATTACGGCAGCGGTCAATCACCATATAGCGCCATCACCCAGATGGCTGGTAATCAAACCAGCGGAATGCTGGGGAACGAAGTCAACTATCTCCAGCCGTTCTTTAACCTGCAAAAGACTCAAGAACAGGCACAGTTGGAAAATCAGGGATTTACGCCGGGAAGCACGGCTTACAACAATGCCATGATGCCGTTGATGACCGGTCAGGATCTGTCTGTGAGCAACTTCCTGGCGCAAGCCTTCCCGCAAGCCTATCAAATGTCAGCAGGTACCTATCAATTGCCGCTTAGTATGTCCCAGCAGTTAGCGCAGTGGGGTGCGCCGCAGATGCCTGGCGGTCAGTTTGTGCAGACCCCGCAACTAAGCACCGTACCGTTCATGCAGGCTTACGGCACAGCACAGGAAGCGGCTCAGGCTCAGTACGAGGCGCAACAGCAACAATACAATAACATGATGAGTGGCATGTTTGGCCTTGGCGAAGCTGGTGTGGGTGCCTTAGGTCAATTGGGCGGGGCCAGCATTTTGGCGGCTGCAATATGATTGACACTGGCATGAACATACAGGAAGCCCCTGAGACGTTACTGTATCAGCAGCAACGGTTGATTGACGGCAGGCGGCCTGTGCAAATGTTCCCGGCAAACTCACGTGAGTTACCATTGCCAGAAGGCATGCAGCGCTGTGAAAATAACCGTGGTGTGTTCCACTATAATCCCAATCTTATCACTGAAGGTAGAATTTTAGCTTTGAGTGCAATGGGCCGTGAAAATGAGTTCCTTGGGTTGGGACCGTACAGCAAAGCTGATGTGATGTGCCTAGCTGGCGATCATTATTTGGCAATTACTGAGTTCACCCCTGATTGGGTTGAAGTCCGTGCAGCACTGGCCTGCTCAAAAACGGCCCCTGAACAGTTGGACTATTTTTACGCTACCAAGGAGCCCGCTAATATTGTGATTTGCAGGGCACCTGACCGGCTAGAAAGGAACTAACATGGCTATTGGCACTTTGCAGGACCCCCAGTTGGTGCAGAACCAAGGGCTTGGCGTGTCACCAACGCCAGCAGGTACCTCTCAGGTTACCAGTCCATATGGGGGTGCTGGTAACATGATTAAAGCGTTGGTAAACCCACTTGTCCAAGCACAAAATCAGGCAAATCAGTACCGCTTGCAGCAGCTTTCACAGGCTGGCGGTCCACGGCCAGGGTATGGTCAACAACCCGGCCAGCCAATGAACATAGTTCCTAACAACAGTCAGTATGGGGATATGGGTGCTGCGTTGTTTACCCAGCCGCCCGGTGGGCCTGTTGGGTTTGGTACTGGCTCAAGCGCCGGAGGCATATGGTGAGATAAATGCCTAATCCAACTCAGGGTGGCATACAGCCGATCAAGACTTTGCAGGACTTGCCTGACCAGGGCGGCGCTATGCCTGCCAATTATGCAACGACTGGCCAGATTCAGGCGATGCATGACTATGTGAAAGCCCTTCAAGGTCATCGGTTTCAGACGGTTGCTAACCCCTGGCAAGGCTGGTCAAATATAGCTAATGCGCTGGCTGGCGGTGTGGTAGACGCTGCGGCTAATCAACGACAAATTTTATCTGAGCGCTATCGGCGTTCATTGGACCCATATCCGCCAGGCATTGCTCCCCCACAAGGACAACAACAGCCTGGGCAGCAACAACGTCCATCTGAAGGTACCCCGGTTGCCATGGGTTTCCAGCCTGAGGGTGACGGCAGCGGCGGCACTCCTGTACGTGGCTCATGGTTTGGCAATTTTCAAGGCCAAAATACTTGGCGTGATAAAACTGATCAAGGAAAGCAAGCGGGTGGACAAACTGTTCAAGAAGCGCCGGGGATTGCACTGCCTCACCGTGCCACTTTAGGCCAGATGTTTGATGTGACTACCCCTGATGGCCGCACTTTTACTATGCGGCAAACGGACCTTGGCCCTGCTGCTTGGACGGGCCGTGGGGTTGACGTTAACTCTTCAGCCGCTGAGCAGATGGGTTACACACCCGAGAATTTCCCTACTGATGGTCGTTTTAAGGTCAGGCCACACGTTGGCCCCCAAAGTCAAACGGATCAGCCATTTGACCCCATTAGGATGGCCTTTAGCGGTGAGCCAATGAACACCGCAAGTGATGCCATGAATCCAATGATCTCAGCCCTAGCTGGTGGCCAGCCACAAGCTGCGGCACCTGCACAGGCCGGGGGACCCGCAGCCGCTGGCCAGCCGCCAATGCAGGTAGCTGCTGGTCCGAGGGGAGCCCCTGCAATGGGTGGCCCACAAATACCTGCTGGAGCCGCTCAAAACATGGTTCCTATGCGCCCACAAGTGGGCCGTCAACAATACATCAATGCACTGCCTGATTGGGCAACGCCTGAACAGCAGCAGTATCTTGATAATGCGTACCGTATGCAGAATATGCCTGTGCCGGTGCCAGGCAAGGGCGGTAACTTCTTCTATGACCCGCGTGATCCCAGCAGGCCGCCAATGTGGGTGCCGGAGCCGCAAAAGGCTGAATTTGGTTTGGGTGGTGGCCAAACCCGACCGGCACCATACCATTTTGATCAATATGGCAGGCTTGTGCCTGAGGAGGTAGTTGGTGGTTCCCCACCTTCTGAAGCGCCGCAACAGCCAAAAGGGGCACCGCCGCCAATCAGTCTAGGGGCTGATCCTAACCGTCCAGGGATTCCGCCCAGAATAGGCGCTCCAGCAGTTACCGGCGGCAAGGGAACCACTACGGCACCCCCAGCTACTGTGGCACCCCCAGCTACTGTGGCACCCAACGCCCCCACGCTCAGCCCTGACCAGCGCTTAAAGAGGGCAATTGAGAAAAAGACACCTAAAGCATCAGAATATACTGAGCCGGGGCAAGGGGGTGTGCAGCAGCAATTGCAGGCAGCGGGGGCGCCGTCTGAGATTACAACAGGTCAGAAATCCCAGAATATGCTCACTACCAAGCCACCTGGTATGAGTGATGCTGGACCGGCTGGCTTGCCTGCTGGTGCCGGACCGGGTAGCAAATTGGCCTATCAACCTGGGCAGGCCCCTGAAGTCCCTGTTGGGGGCGGTGGATGGGGACCTAGCCCATGGAATATGACCCCAGAGCAACAGATGGGCTTGGGCGTGCAACGTGAGATAAATGTTGAGGCAGGCAAGACTGCTGCTGCTGAAGACCTTAAGAATTACAATGATGAAATGAAGAGTTTGCAAACCGCATCCACTACGATGCAAAACCTGCAAAGCAAGGTGCATTTAGCTAATGATTTGCTTCATGACCCACGCCTAATCCAAGGGCCTGGTGAACCCATTAAGTATGGGTGGAACAGTATTCTTGGATTCTTTGGTAATCCGGATTCTGTACAACGGCTTAGTATCAGCCAAGCACTTGATAAGCTGAAATCAGGGAACATCCTGGCTGACATGTCTGCACAGTTAAAAGGTTTGGGGCAGGTCCGTTTAGCTGAAATCATGTTAATTGCGCAAAGCAATATCAGTCGGTCAAATACCCCAGAGGCCAACATGGCAGTCCTTGACTTGGCTGACCGTGCTATGTGGCAAATACAAAAAATAGCTCAGGTCCAACGTGATTATGACCGGGGGGTCCGCTGGGACGCTCAGGGCAACCCATTGCCGGGGTTGAGTAAGGAGCCAAAGAGCTATGCGGGGTTGAAGGAGGCTGAAACTGCCTTCATCAGGAATAACCCACTTACCACTGAGGATGAGGATAGAGATTGGGCCGGGCGCTTTGGCGCTACTGATGAACAAATGAAGCGTGTCATGTCGCTACCGCAATATGATGCTGGTGGCGGCAAAGGAAAATAGCCATGGTTGATACCCCCAGTGGGCCACCAGACATTCCCACTGATGAGGAACTAGAGAAGATGTCCCTTGAGCAGTTACAGGCGCTGCAAAAACAGCGTGCTGGGCCGTTCACTGGTACTGCCCCTGTCCAACCCGGTTATTTCACCAACACGCCAACTCAGGCAGTAGCTGGTGCCAAAGAGGGTGCCGCCAATCTGCTGGGCACGCCATCATTCCTTGCCAAAATGGGTTCAGCAGGGGCCTTAGGCATGAGCGGCGCTTTGGGTTGGGGTGAAGAGGTGCCAGGTGCTGAGCAGATCCAAAAGTTTGCGCAGCCATATTCAACAGAAGCGGTCTTGCAAGGTAAGTCACAATGGCCAGGGGTTGGGGGGCTTGCTCTAACCCCAGGGCAGCAACAGCCGCCGCAAAACTTTGCTGAGCATCTTGCTAGGAGCGGGGCAGCCAATCTTGTTGGTACTGCGCCATTGGCTCTTGCTGGCCCTGAAGCGGCAATGGCCGCTGCATTGAGATCCGTAGGGGGTACTGTAACAGGTGAGACCGCAGCTAAGGCCATGGAACTGGCGCAAACCCCTGAAGCTGCTCCATGGGCTAGGGCTATTGGCACGTTTGCTGGCTACGGTCTCCCAGGTGGCCTGCCAACTGGTGGTTGGTCTAGTGCGGGGCGGCAAGCTCAAAATGCGCGGACTGCTGCTGCTAATACTTTAAGGGGAGCTGGCTTCCCGGTCAGTATTGCAGAGGAGAGAGGGTCACGGTTGATGGCTATGGGTGAACAGTACCCCTCAGACCGATCAGCCGTGAAAGAACTGATTGACAGTAAGCTAAATACCCGCATCCCGTCGCAAGCAACTGGTAATCCACTTAATCATGATCTGAGCCAAGCAATGCTTAATGCTCAAAGTGCCGGTGCCAGTGGCGGCCAAGCCAGGGCAATGGCCAATCAAATAGGGGAACTTGGCAAAGTAACTAACAAGAAGGGCCGAATCGACGCTGACGATTATTTCAGGTTCAGCCAGCGTTGGGGGCAGAGTCAAAACCCCCGTATGAACGCATTAGCACAAGTTCTTGACAAACACATGGCTGATCAAAATGCGGTATGGGGTACCCATCGCCCCAACCTTAGTAATATAAGGGAGTTAGGCCAATTAGAGAAAGCTCAGGAGCGTGTTCCGTTTCCCGAACCCTTTAACCCAGGTCATGCTATAGGGGCAGCAGCAGGTGCGGCGGCCCCTATCCATTATTATATGGGGGGCACGGTAGGACCAGCACTTGAAGCCAGTGCGCTTGGCCTGATGTTGAAAGCACCAGAATTAGCTCAGGCTCCTGCACAGGCACTTAGTCCGCTCTTCAGGTCAGCGCCGGGGCAAGCGTGGATGCGCGGTTGGCCTACGAACCAAGCGGCTACCTATGCGGCGCTGTTGGCTGGCCCAGGTCAGCGTCTTGGTAAGGATATTGCGCAGCCGCAACAATAGATCATATAGTTTACAGAGTAACCAGGTTGCCACATATGAAACCAATATTGCCCATGCTAGGATGCGACCGGGCGTTTCATCTGGGGTTAGTTTGGTAGCGTAAATGTAACAAAGGTAGATAATAATGCCTAGCTGGAATAAATACCACATGAGGGAGACCTCCAATTCCTAGGAATGGTAGCGGGACATATAGCTTGCCACAGGCAGCCTTCGTGCCTGGCACCACTATTTCATCGGCAGCGATGAATAGTGACCTCAGTGACATTGCCAATGCTTTGACCAATTCAGTGGCGGCAGATGGGCAGACACCACTCACTGGCGGCATCAAGTTTGGCAACGGGTCAATAGGTTCACCCTCCATCAGCTTTACGGCTGATCCTACGACCGGCGTTTACTTCCCGGGCAGCAAGCAGTGGGGTGTCAGTGTCAGCGGTACCGCAGCATTTACCGTCAACACAAACAATGCCGGTACCGGCCAGAATGGCTCTATTGTCAGCCAGCTTAACGGTGCAGTATTGGCACCGGTTGGGATAGTGCAGGATTTTGCTGGTAGTGCAGCACCAGCGGGTTGGTTCCTGTGCTATGGGCAGGCCATTTCACGCACCGGCTACCCTGAATTGTTTCAGGTCATAGGAACTACTTTTGGTACGGGTGACGGTAGCACTACGTTCAACCTGCCTGATGCTCGTGGCCGTGTTACCGCTGGTGTTGATAATATGGGTGGTACCCCTGCCAATCATCTATCCAGCGCAGCTTTAGGTAATACTGGTGGCGTTGACAATGCCGCAGTTCCTATCCTTCAAGCCAATTTGCCTAATGTGAATTTGTCTACCTCAAGCATTGTAGTTAATGATCCAACACATTTTCATAGCATTACTGGGTCCAACCAGTTAGGCGGCACTGGAGGCCCCACCGGCACAACCGTGAACGCTGCGGGCGCTGCAACGGGTAACACCAATGCCGCAGGCACTGGTATTTCACTTAGCGGTAGTGTGCCATTAGGCGGCAGTGGTACTCCAATCAGTACCTTGCAGCCTACTATCATCTTCAATAAGATCATCTTTGCTGGGAGGGTGTAATGAAAAAATGGTTGTTAGCGTTTATACTGACATGTGTATCATTACCGGCGCAGGCCGCAACTGATGTATTTCTATTTTATGGATGGGGACCTAACGGGTGGAGTTCGGGGATTGACCAGATCGCCCGTAGGGTTCGCACACTTAGGGGAGTCAACAGCGTTCACGTGTATGATTACAGGGAGACGCAACGTGCATATCAAGAAGCAGCAGCAAGCCCAAGAGAGCACTCATTGGCCTTCGTTGGTTACAGTTGTGGGGGCAATGCCGCGCTGGCTGTTGGAGGGGCGCTACTTCAAAACAGCCGTACCGCGCACGTCATTGCCTTACAGCCCTCTGTCTGGTGCGGTCGTTATGCTACCACTCCTAACATGCGCTACTTTCAAGACTCATGGTCCTCAGGAACCTTCGGCCTAGGCAGCTACATGCCAGAAGGCCCGCCAGCTGGTTACACAGTTTTTGTGGAACGACCCAACCCACACGGCGCAGCTGATACTGATCCTTTGTACCAGCGTGATGCGGTTTTTGCGGTTGGCGCAGTGGCTGATCCATCACGCAAACGGCTGCTAAAACAGCATTTGATCAGGACCGCGCCATATGTGGACCGTCAGGATGCAACGGTAATCTGGAGGCATGAATGACTATAGATCCGAGATGGTCCTTCTTTCTCAGCCTAGGCATTGCTGTATTAAACTTCTTTGCCGGTTCAGCGGCCCAATTCACTGATTTGGGCATGGATCAGCAAACCGTGAAGTTTATCCTTGCGGCAATTGCCTTGGTGACCGGGGTTCTGGCACTTATCAACACCGCTTTGGCTGCCATACCCAGCAAAAATACGCCAGAAGCTGCTAAAAGCTTTTACCTCGGCCCTAAACAATGACATAAAGCTTTTGTAAGCGTATGCTAGCAACGTGAAGTTACTTCACCGCTAACTAAAGGAGACTATAATGGCCGCAGTTCCAGTTATTATCAATGGCGTATTGTACCCTAAGGCAAAAGGAGCAAGCGGGTTGCCTCAAGCTGTGCCCGCCGTGTTCATCGGTGCGCTAAGTATCGAGGGGTTGTCGGTAGACGGAGGCCCTATAATCCCTCCGGACGGTCCACCGATTGACCCTCCAATTGTCGACCCACCGCCGACTGATCCCGGCCCAGGCGTGGCTGTCGTTATCAAACCAGCCCCGGTGACCGGCGGTTGGGGCATCGCTACCGACACAGCTGGCACGCAATTCAAGTGGTTCTTCACCCCCGGCGCGTCTGGTGCTGGCCCAAAAAAGTAAAGCGTACCCGGCGTAAATAACTCAGGGCGCATGCAGGGATACCCCGTAAGTCATGCGCTATTTTCAGGTGCAACATGAAATTCGTCCTTAGCAGTGGTCATGGCAAGTACGTGAGGGGAGCTTCTGGCCTCATTGATGAAGTTGATGAGGCCCGTAAAGTAGTCCCTGAAGTGGCGGCCCATCTTAGGGACATGGGTCATGAGGTAGTTGAATTTCATGATGATACATCCACTACTCAGGACCAAAACCTCAAGACCATCGTCAACTTCCATAATAGTCAAGATCGTGACCTTGATGTGTCTGTCCATTTTAATGCTTATATTCCTACTGATGGTGGCTATGGCACTGAAGTTCTTTACGCGACCCAGGAGAATATTGCTACCCGGGTGGCTGAGGCCATTGCATCCTATGGTTTGATCAACCGGGGTGCCAAACACCGCAGTGACTTATACTTCCTCAATAAGACTGAAGAGCCATCTATCCTCATTGAAGTGTGCTTTGTGGATGCTGCGGCTGACGTTGAGGCCTATCAACAAAACTTCAAGGAAATTTGTGCAGCTATTGCTCACGTAGCGCCTGATCACGGCAAGGTGAAGAAGGACCGGCCACTTTATGCCAAGGGCAAGGTAAGCTGGTTTGGCGGCCCTGATGATATGGGTGTCACACCCTCAGAGGGCCTAGCTTTCATCTATGAGTATAATCAGGCCCCGCATCTGTTCCTTGATAAACAGCCACCTAATACTACTGGTTTGGCGCGGCGGCTGGACCCTGAAGTGCCCTATATTGCCATGCGCTGGGATTATGAGGTTCATTCCAAGGAATACCTACGCTCAGGCAAATATCTGGCACTGGTACGCGCCCCTAAAACCGGCAAGCAAGTGGCCGGGGTATACCCGTCAGATTGGGGGCCGCATGCCGACACGGCGCGGGTGGCTGATATTTCAGAGGGGTTGATGAAGGAGCTTGGAATTACCACTGATGATATGGTTGAAGTAGTGTTCCCCCATAAAACTACCAAGGCCAAACATAAATGACCCCAGGACCCGTTGAGGAAGGTGCCAAGGTTGCCAGCAGCGTTGTTGAAGGGTTAAAGGGCCAACCGCTATCACTGGCGTTGATAGCGATGAATGTGATCTTCGTGTTGTTTGTGGCATGGCTTGCTCATGAGTTCAACCAAAGAACAACGAGTCAATACGAAGTCAAGGATCAGCTGATCGCTAAGCTGCTGGACCAATGCAAAACCGGTCAGCAGTAGCAGCAATAACTTGTCTGATCGTGCTGCATAGGCCGGACGGTGCAGAGGTGGCCATTGATACCAGGCATATCGATGTCATAGAGCCGATACAGACCCGGCATAATTATGTGCACGGTGCTAGAACATTAGTGCATGTGAGCGGCGACAAGGTATCGGTGAATGAACTGCCGCATGAAGTCGAGTATTTGATCAAGATTTGCGAGGATGGAGCTAAGTGAGATTATTGATTGCGGGTGGCCCCAAAACTGGCAAAACCACCCTTGCTAACACTTATCATGAGTGCCTGATACGCCACACCGATGATTTGGTTGATTTGAACTGGAACGCACAAAGTGATGAAATTGTGCATTGGCTTGACGAGCCGGGGCCATGGGTAATTGAGGGTGCTGCCGTAGTGCGGGCTTTGCGCAAATGGTTGCGTTCACACCCTGAGGGCCTGCCATTTGATCAGCTTATTTACCTGACCAAGCCAATGATTGAGAGCACTTATTGGCAACGGGTAATGGCAAAGGGTGCCCACACAATATGGAATGAAATTGAACCAGTAATCAATCAGCGGTTAGCAGGTCAGATCATCAACCTGCGCTAGGCTCAGGCAACGACCTGAGGATCTCCCTCCCTGTTAACTTGGCCCCCAAACCGTGTCTCCGGCTCTGGGGGTCTTTTTATTCTATCCTTGAGGTAGTTTTATCCTTTACCACGGTAAAAGTACCGTCAAAGCCGTAATCAAGGGCATGGTGATCCACAACAATAATAACCCTGTTATGATCCACCGCACGCTGTTGTAGGGTATCAAGCAGATCAAGCAGCCCCTCTTGTGATAGATGTTGGCTCGGTTCATCATAAAATTCTATGGTGTTGGTGAGCCCGGCGCGGTCCATGATCAGGTTAGCTAGGCCAAAATCACCGGCCAGCCTGAGGCGTTGGGTTTCACCACCAGACCACGCCTCAAGCCGAACCGGCTGCTCTGCTAACGGGGCATAGACCAGTACCACAAAACCTTTGGTCACACCACCTGATTTGTTCTCACGTTCAATATCAAATTCAACCCGCCATTCAGGCAGGCCCAAAGCAGCCAGGTTGTTGTTAACCTCTATCTCAAGTTGGCGTAAGATTTCGTCTACTATGAACAATCTAACGCGTCTGAACCCGCTCACCCAAAATTCAAAGGTTTTATGCTTGGCTATCAGGGCATCGGCATCATCCATTAAGCGCTTGAGCAGCTTTTCAAGGTCTGCACGCTGGGTGCGCTTTTGATGCAACATGCCCGCTACAGTTTCATATTCAGCCTGCTTCCGCTTAAAGTCGTTTAAATTCTGTGAAATAGCCTGAATGTCACGCTGAAGGGCCTTGAACTCAGACTGGGAGGCCTCACAGTGCGCCAGGGTTGACCGCTGATGCGTTTTAAGCTCAGTCAGGTATGTAACTAGGCGTTTTTTTTCGGCCCTCAGGTGAGGCCCGCTCACCCTCTGTAGGCATGTCGGGCATTTAGCCCCTAATTTGCCAATGTTATCAAGGGTTTTACCGGTATGAATAAGGTCATTTTCAGCTAAGAGTCTGACACCATTATGTTTTTGCCAATTTGCCTGGGCGGCCTGGGCCTTCTGGGTGGCCGTGGCCAATTTAGCTTCAAAACCAGCTATGGTTTTGCTGTGATCAGTGACCGCTTTGCCCTCAAGCACACGGATGTCAGTATTGAGCAATTCATATTGGCCCTCCTGTCTGTCTAGCTCATGGTCCTTATGCCTGAGGGTGTTTGCTATTTCAGTGGTTTGTTGGGCAGCTAGCTCACTTCGTTCCAGCCAATAATCCAGCTTCATGACCTGTGAAAACAGCACCAGCTTGGCGGCTGGCTGCAAGTCAAAGAAGCTCTCACCAAATTGTGGCAGCATCACTGAGTGCAGGAACTCATCAGGCGTCAGGCCAACCGCCATGGTAAGGGTTTCCTGACTGAGAACTGAACCATTGAGGGTCAGTGAGTTGGGGTTTTGCTTGCGCTCAATTGTGCATATTTTTTCTGCGGCTAGTTCAAGCTTGACGTTTGCAGTTTGCTCACCCCGGGTGATGACTTCAGAGGCCCGCAATCCACGTGGGGTACGCCCGTAAAGTGCCCAAAAGATGGCATCCAACAGGGTTGACTTACCAACGCCGTTACTTCCAAGTCTTGGCTGAATTAAATTTTTGCCCGTAATCAGATATAAGCCTGGGTCTTGAGGGAACGTGAACTTGTGTGTACCCCTGTAGCTTTTAAAATTGTGCAGTTCTATCCACTTGAATCTGAGTTCAACTGACATGCTTCCAAGTGTGCCCCTTGATTATGCCCCTAACGCTTGACCAATCTATGCCAAACCTAGCGGCAATTTTACTGTAGGATAGGCCTGATTTGCGTAGCGCCCTGATTATTGGAATGTCAGCCTCAGTTAATTTAGCATCCCTATGGCGTGACCCATTTGGGGCATGGTTGTAGCGGCCATGCCGTATTTTATCTTGCTCATTTTCTTTATACGTGGCCCAACGCAAATTGTCTATGCGGTTATTACTGCCATTTCCATCATAATGAGCCACCCTGTGCCTAGTTGATGGTCTAGGGCTATTCCATGCTTCACAAACAAGAACGTGAACAAGCTTCTTTATGGTGCGGTTACCTGCCCTCAAGGAAACCATCAAATGCCCGCACTTATTGTTACACCAAGGCTTAAGAAGCTTGCCAGGTCGGGTGCCAAATGAGCGTGGTGCATTAGATGCTCGTCTAACGCGCCCTAAATTACTGACTTCATAAAGATTGATGAAGCCGGGGCAGGGGACCCAAACTTCATTCATCTTGGAACTCGACCATAGTAGGCTTGGTTACAGTGTTTGGTACAATAGGACTTGACCCCTTCAACCGGCGCACCACAGAAAAAGAACCCTGGCTTCTGTGGGTCACCATATGGCCAACGGCACTTGGTGCGGGTCAATTCCATTATATCACAGTTATGTTGATTACGCTTAGGTGCAGGCTTATTGATGATTGCCAGCATAGATGGTGCTATTGCACTCAAGTCTGGTTCCCCCTTTGGTTTTAGATCTCCATTTGGCCCGGTATTTTTGAACTTCAAAGCTTTCATTGTGGCTTGTACCAATGCGTGGTTGCCTTTACCCCGTGTCAGGCCTAATTTTTTGCAGCGCCGCGCTATGGCTGCTGTACTGCGTTTTAGTTTCTCTGACATCTCACGCCGGTTCATCCCATCAACTGTCATTTGCCGCAGTTGTTGGTCCTCATACTCACTCCACGGTATTTTACTCACAGCGATGTTCGTGATTTTTGAGTAATCCAAGGCCAGCGTTCCTGAGTGCATCTGTTATCCCCTCATGATTGCAAAACGCGGTTAGGACCTGTTCCGGTGTCTGCTGTTGCTTGATAGGTACCCCTCCTTCGTAAAACTTCCAAAACTCACCTTTGATATGCAAATCAATACCAAATACTTCCACAGCTTTATCCCGGCATAAGCCCAGCATGGCCCGCCTGTGGTGGTGCCAATTGACGGCATCCTCACGCTCTAGGGTGAGGACAATCTTTACATGGTCACCTTTGCGTACGGCTTCAGGTAGCTTCCAGGCTTCATTAGTTTTTACGACCCATTTACGGGGTGCCGGGAACTTCAAAGCTTCAAGACCAAGGGGAACGTTTGTTCCCGTAATCAGTAGCACACGTGGCTCAAAGTCATCACCAAAGCGGACATGATAAGGAGCACCCACGTAATGAACAATACCTTGGTGCTGCGGTCTATGAACGTCACCCGCCAATACCAGTAGCGGCTTAGTGGCCGCAAGGGTTGCTGTTGAGAGTCCATTGAGTCGTACTCCCGTTTCAGCAATGGCACCATCAAAAGTTTGATGGCACATCACCGTAGCCTTGTGTGATTGAAGAACTTTAAGAGCGTCGTCAAATTCCTGTTGACTTCGGCAATGCGGGATGAGAGCGACAGAAAGAGAAATATCAAAGTTTGGGTTTGTAATAAAATTAAAGCCATCAATACAGTTGAGGAATCTAAAGAAGGGATTGTTGGGATCCAAACCGTCATGATTACCCCTTAGTATATAAACAGGTGGTTTCAGGCGCGTCATTTCATCAATGGCACGGTTGACCAAGGTAGCTGAGTGATTGTCCTTCTTTTCGGTCAAATCACCTAGGATAAATGTAGCGGTGACGTTGTAGCGTTTTTGCTGTTCAGCCAGCCATCTGAACAGGCCAAGCCGGTATTGATCACGCGGCCTGTCAGATAGGTGAATATCTGAAGTGACCAGCCAATTCACCATTTTGACCATAGTCTAGTAAAAAGGCTGCTGTTGTCAGAGGTAGTACCATAAGTAACCAGAGCATCACCGTTCCCGCCCCCACCACCACTGGCAAGGGCTGAGGGATTACTAATGGAACCCAGACCACACATGCTTTGGTTTATAGCCTGTCGGGCTTGGGCTAGCTGTAGCGAAGTTTGGGTTTGCTGCATTAGTTGGCTTTGCTGTTGGGCAAGCCAATCCTTGGATACCTTTGGCTGCCAGCTTTTGGTATAAGCATCAATGCCTACTTGGAAGTCGGTATACAAGCACTTATCAACGTTCTCAGGGTCCAACCGTATCAAGTCAAACTGACTATACTGCGGTGCTGCCCGCATCCTGACAAATTCACCCTTGGCCATGATGGCTTCCATGGGACGCTTGAAATGCAGGCCCACGCGGTAGCTGAACTTAATTAAGTTAGGTTTCAACCAAACATGAAAGTTACCGTCATTGGGTTCCTGAAACCGTTCCCATTCAACATCAGCGATGAGAACTTCAAGCTCTTCAATGGTCATGACGGCCTCTCAGCGTGCTTTAGGAAGTGATCAAAGAGAATTAGGTAAAGTTCAAGTCTAGGCACATATAGGTGATATTCCAAGTCTAAACCTAAAGTTTGCCTGCCATAATCATTTATACAAACGCAAATTGGCTGCTGGTTCTGCTTGGCAATCAGCATTGGGCATTTACCATAGGTATTAGACTCTAACTTGGTATCAAGCCAGAAGTCAGCTAGGTGCCCGGTACCTTTGATCAAACCCTCAAATTGCAGGTCACGGTACGTCTTACATTCTATTAAAAACTGGTCAGTAAGGGCGTGACCTAATTCATTAACGCAGGAAATATCACCAGCCTGTGCTGCCAGCCGCTTGCCTTTGGCTGCGGCTACCGTTGAACGGCCCCCGCTCATAGCGCTGCGCCAATAGTAATCCTCAGCTTTGCCCTCTGACATCCAAAGGGACAGTTCCTTACAGCACAGGCGTTCAAACGCCCCACCTTTGTGCTTCCCCCTGCCCGCCCTCATTTTGGCTTTTCATCCGTGAAGTGCCGTTGCAGTTCAGGCTTTATTGTCTGCCATTGGTCTTCAGTGATGCTCAACCGCAATTTGGTGACTATCATAGCCAACTCATAGGCGGTGATATCTTGCTGTGGCACAAACCATTTAGTTCGCAGTGCCATATTTACTCCTTTTAGGCAGGAAGCTCGTTTCAATTTCAACCCAGGTATGTTTAACCACCTTTTGTATTTTGTCCTCATCAACATCATCAGAGCGATGATTTTCCTTGAGCCAGTTGCGTGAGGCGGTTATGTCATCAATACCGTAGCCAAAGAGAAAATCAAATTCAACTTCACGAAAGGGTTGAAAAACTTTGTTCTTTTGCACTTGAGCCTTGATTTTGATGCCTACTGGGCGGGTGATTTTGTTGATGGTCCGCTTGATGCGCTGAATGTGGGCCAGCTTGATGATATGGGTAGCGTAAAAGTCCAAAGCATGGCCACCTGACCGGCTGTGCTTTTCACCAAACATGACGCCAATTTTATCCCTGATTTGGCTAATGATCATTAAGGTGACATTTGAGGATTCAACCTTGGCGGTGACCTTCCTGAACATGGCACTAAGGGCCTTGGCCTTGGCGGCCCCATAGGTGCCCTTACCCGGCTCAAGTTTCAGTTCTGCCTCATCACTTAGGGCATCCAAACTGTCAAGCACATACATCCCAGGTCTACCGCTTGATCCCAAGTTGGCAATGAATTGCTTGATATCCTTCTCAAACGCCTCAACCGTAGGTAGGCGGTTCTTAAGTTTATCAACCTTGTCAATGGGCCAGCCCATGGCCCGTGCATAATCATCATCAAACGCCGCTTCTGTCTCACGGTAGGCTGCTTTGCCATTGGGGTATTGCCTTATGAAATTGGTCACAGCCTCCCATGCCAGGGCGGTCTTGGCCGTGCTCTTGTCGCCTATTATGTTCGCTACACGGCCAAGACACCACCCTCCCCCTAATGCACAGTCAAGTACTGTGCACCCACTACTCACGAAACTAAGATGAGGTTTTGGGCCAGTAAAATAGTTATTGGGTTCAGTCAGCTTAGGCCTTGCGGTCCTTTGCTTCCCTTGCCCAACGCTCATATGGGATTTCGTCATCAAGTATCTCGTACATAGGCCTGCGGTCAAACCTGAGCGGATCCAAGCCAAAACGCTTTATGGCTTCCTCAGCAGTCATCATCCGTCTGTGACTCCCGCCGCCTTTGGAGGCGCTGACCGATGCTGAGTTCTGCCTCATCTTCATCACTTGCCGCAGTACGGCGGCGGCGCGGTGCCGGTTCCTCATCACCTTCATCATCTTCAGGCTCTTTAACCACTGGTCTGGTACGGCTTTTGGGCTTTGGCTCATCTGGTTCAAATGGAGGTTCCTCAGCCTCTGCATCATCTGGCTCAGCCTTCCGGCTATGGGTTGGCTTACTTTCATCAGCCTCCTCCTTGGGTTTGCTGTGGCCATTGAAAACTTGAGCTATGTGATCATAGTCATAGTAATTTAGCGTATCTTGCAGTTGGTTCTGCATAATGTATTTTATCCATCCCTCACTTTTATCCTCATCCTCATGAAGCGGTGATGGTTCTAACAGCTTTATTTTGGCGGCTGGGTATTCAGGGTAGGTTTTGCCGGTTTTTTCACGGTGAAAGCGTACATCCCGCCCTTTCTTGGGGTCATCGATGGCAATGACCTTTTGGGTGTCATCATCAATTGACAGCGTCATGAAGTCCTTATCAACGGTTTTGGGGCAGGCCCACAATTGCGGCCCTGCATCCTCATCATCACGGTCAATCAGCCAGAATAGGGTTCGCTCCTTTGGAGCCAGGTCACGGGCATATTGCTCATTACCTGCACGGTCAGCCTCAACGCGGGCTTCAGCCAGCGGGTCACGCTTGTTCAGCATCCTTGATAGGCTGAGATAACTTTGCCTATCAGGACCTACACCATAGTTGACAAAGATTTTCAGGCCATAGTGGTCCCAGTCACCACTGGGTGGTGGCAGGATGCGTATCAGGTTCTTGCCATCCTTGACCTTGTACATCTTGTATTGGGGTTTGATGTAACTATCAAAGCCGCCACCCCGTGAGTTGATATGAGCTTTCATTTGCTCATAGCTGCGGGGCTTATACGTGAAGCTGCGTTCCTTAACCATGGTATAGATCCTCCTACCCTGTGGTTGCCTAAGTTGTTTCCCTGCGTACCGCCGCAATCTTAGCCTTGCGCTGGTTGTACGCTACTGTGTCAGTGTCTACTGTTGGCCTGCTTGAATTACGTTCAAAGTAGTTTGAGACGTACAGGCTGCACATTTCACGCAGCATGTAGCCCCTTTCCTTGAAAGCGTCCTTGAGTGCCAGCAATTGACCGGCTTTTGCCCGTTGATTGTTATAGGCGGTAATGGCGGAACGGCGGGCTTTATCAGTAAGGACCAGGCTTTTGATCTTGCCTTCGGTATAGTTTGTCATAGTTTGACGGTACGTCAGGTCCAAGTTGGCCTCACAGATACCTATGTCATCCTTCAATTTGTCGCGCAGTGCCAATGCCTGTTCACAGGCTTCACTGACGGCAAACAATAGGCTGGGCTGCTGAGACAGATTTATATCAAGCCCTAGCTTGTCAATTTTCAAATAATCTCTGAACTCATCAACATTCATTGATCAAGCCCCAGTGCCAAACCCAGTGAATGCAATAACGGTCCCATGCGGTCACTAGTAGGGAAAGGCTTCAGAAACGGCTCCATTAGCCGCAGCAAGCCTATTGCCTTTTGGTTGTCTTTTGTGTTCAACAAGACACTACTCAAATAATTTACTACTGTAATGCGCACCCCTTCACTGTCAACACCCTCCAGTGCCTGAGCGTATTTCATCGCCTCTGCCCACGTATGGCCTCTGCCCCCCACAAGGAAGCGGCAAAGGTCAATGGCTTCACGGCTTTGACCACCTGAACGCATGGCCAACCGGGCTTCATTGACTGATTGGAGGTGCCCACAACTTTCTAGGAAGGTAAGCGCCTGACGCGGTGAGCCGTTTGATCCCTCAGCTATAGCCTCAAGTATGGCATCAGGGGTAGTCAGCTTTTCAGCATCAGCGACTTTACAAAGTAGGTCAAAGAGCTGCTGCTCACCAACCGGTTTGAGGTCAACGCGGGCGCAGCGTGTTTGGATGGTTTTAGGCACCCTCCCTGGTTCCGTGGTGCACAGGAACCAATACACATGCGACGGCGGTTCCTCAATCGGCTTAAGCAAGACATCCCATGCACTCCCTGATAACCGGTGACACTCATCAAGGATGATTGATTTGATAGGTGATGCACCCATAGCCCTGAGTTGCAAATCGCGGATCACAGCGCGCATGGCGTCCACGCCGGTGTGGTCAGCGGCGGCTATTTCATTAATATTGAGTGCGGTGCCATTCCCATTGGTGAAGATAGTAGCCATGATGCGGGCCAGCGTGGTTTTGCCTACGCCTGATTGACCGCACAGCAGGAAGCTGTGAGTGTTGTTATGCTTGACCGCGTGTTTGAGGGTACTGACAGCGGCTTGCTGTCCAATCACCTGCTCAAAACTGACGGGTCTGTACAGGGTACCCAAACTCATTTGAAGAATTCCCTGAAATGCTTTCTGGCGGCACGCCTATATGCCGCTTGTGCGTCAGCTACCGTTTTGAAGCACCCAAGGTGGACTTGACGTTTATGAGCGACAATCTGCGCCCTGTAAGGGCGGTGCTTTGCAATATGATGATAAACCCCTCGTGGCAATTTGTGAGTACGCTTTGCTTGTGACCAGCCATCACTGTTGCCATTGTTTTGAAAGCGCTGAGCAACCCTAAGATTATCTAGCCGGTTGTCACCGCGCTGCCTATTTTGATGGTCAATTTCATCTGGCCAGTCAGCATAGATATAATACCACGCTATGTGGTGGGCTAAGTACCAAATACCGTCAATTGCAATACTGTAATACCCATCTGGACGGGGTCGTACAGCTGCTTGTTGCCCTATGCGCCCACGCCCGGTATTGCGGAGGTGCCAGAACAAACCGGTGATAGGGTCGTACTGATAGTACGCCCGCAATTTAGCGTAACTTGGTGCCTGTTTGCGTTTCACTTGGGTACCCGAACTCTCTATGTGACCAAAACTTTCCCAATGACTTCATATCAAACCAATTTGGCCCTACCGACACTTCCACTGATAGTGGAACATTAACCCATTCAAAATCAAAGGTCAGCATTTCCTTTATTATTACCTCCAAACTTTGTTCTAATTTATCTTTTGGTAAAAAGTAGGAAATATCATCATGGATGTTGAGTATTGGGTGCAAAAACCATTGCCCGGTTTGCGCTGCCAAATAGCTCAGGCGCACCATGGCATCACTAACTAGCTCAGCGGCGGTACCCTGGAAAGGATGGTTGATCACTTGATTGGGGTTGAGAGGGTAGCGGTGCTTGCGACCCCCTAATGTAGTCACATAGCCTACTTCATAGTATTGCTTGACCAGTTTATCCTGCCAGCGCTTCATGCCGCTGAGTACATGCCAAAACTTATCTAACACATCATCAACAAAGAACTCTGTTACTTCGCAGCCAAAAGCACCTGTTAGGTAACCGGCTATTGACTTGGCACTGGCACCATAGAAGGCTGGGAATACCAGCTTGTTTTTGACCAATGACCTGAATTTCTTCATGTCAAGGCCATTGCGTAACCCAGGCATTTTCTTATCTAGTAGCCTTGCCCAATCCATATGGATGTCGTAGTCATCCCATAGGGCTTTGCAGAGATATAGATCCTTGCTGCACATGGCTCCAGTACAGGCTTCAAGTTGGCCATAATCAATGGCCACCATAACACTACCCCTGGGTGGGATGATGGCGCTTCGCACCCAGGCATCATTCCGCTTGGGAAAGTTTTGTAAATTTGGCTCATCGCTACTGAGCCTACCGGTTTCAGTTCCAGTGGTGTTGAAATTAGTGTGAAGGCTGCCATCAGGGTAAATTTGCAAACCATCCAGATAGGTTGACTTGAGCTTGGTGCGGTTGCGCCAATTGAGCATGAGCTTGGCCAGCGGGTGGTCAATTTGCTCCAATACGTGCTTGTCAACTGAGTAACGTGGTTTGATCTCAAGCACCCTTTTGCTTTTTGATGGTTTGTTATAGTCATGTACATCCCCGTGCGTCGGCGTTACCAGTACTTCAGGGCATTTCAGGTAGTCACGGAATATGCGCAGGGTGTCTTGCTGTGAGGCGGGGTTGTAGCCGCCTTTATTATCCAGCCCAAATTCCTTGACTACCTTCATGTTGTGAATGTTGTACTCAATGGCTTCAATTTCCCGGCCCAGCTTGCTTTGAGCCTCCTTGATAGCCTGTTGATGAACGGGCACGCCTATGTGTTGCATCAGGGCCACGGTGGGTTGCTGGAGTACTGCCAGCTTATAGGCGGCCCGGTCACCATTGGTCCCCAACGCCAGCCTCTGCTTATGGTAAAGGCGCAGGGTGTATTTAGTGTCGCAGGCATTGTAGGTAAGCAGTTCATTAAGGTCAGTTTTGGACTGATCCTTCTTGTTGGTTTTAAATAATTGTTTAAATGCCAAACCAAAATGTTGCTGTATGAGGAAATCCAAGCCTTGATAGCGTGACGGGCCGTCATTGTCACGGTACTGGCCTTTGCGCTCATCAAGGAAGTGCGCCTGCATCATGGTGCATTCCCAAGCGCAATGATTGATGATGTGAGGGCCAAACTTCCACGCCAGCCATTCCAATTCAAACGGCGCGTTATGGGCTATTTTGAGGGTGTCATCTTTGAGCAGGTCGGCAAAGGCAGCTAAAATGTCATCTAACTCATCAACCGCCCATAAAGCCTGAGGGTGGTTAACTGCAAACGCAAAATTGACATTAGCATTGAAACTGATAGCGATAGACATAATAGCTGCATCTTCAGCATAAGGACGGAGCCCTTTGGTCTCAAGGTCAATTGATTTAACCTTTGCACTTTTAGCTCTAGCCATGAGACCCATGAGACGCTCAAAGTCACCATCCCCGCTAAAAATCTCTATATCAGCCCGTGCACTTTGTTCATTTTCAATCACTGGCGGGGTTAGGGTTTTAACGGCTTCGCAGGCTTTGGCTATGTCCATCCTGAAACAGTGGCCAAACATGCTATTCAGCGGGTATTGCCTGTTCTTGGCGTTCCTGAGGATGAAGGCAGGGTGGTATGTTGGCATGAACCAGCAGGCATGTTCACCTATTTTTACGGCAAACAGCCTGCCGCGCAAACCGGCTAGATCAGACGTACCAAGCATCATAGTAAGGGGTACTGCCCCTAGACCTACTATTAGCAACGGCTTGACCCGCTCAATAGCTTTGATGCGGCGCGGCCTGCAACATTCAATTTCTTGCCATGTAGGGGTGCGGTTACCTTCAGGGCGGCAGTTTACCACGTTGTCATAAGTAGCAGCATGATCGTCACCGCCACTATCAGCAATACAACCACGTAGCAGACTTCCGCTAGGACCTGTAAGTGGTCTGCCAGTATTTTCATCTTCATCACGTCCCGGCGCTTCAGCTAAGAACATCAATGGCCCGACACCATAGGTGGGGGCCATTTTAGGTGTATGTGCATCACATTTATCAAGCGGGCAGGCTTTGCAACCTAGCCTGTGCAACATTGGCGCTTGCTCTCGTATTATGGGTGACTTGGGGGTTTTCGGTGATTTGGCAATTTTACGGGCACGTTGGATGAAAAAGAAAGACATAATGTAGCCCCGGTATGCGTCAAGTTAATGACACTAGCCAAGGCACTGTCAGGAGCGCAAGCTCGCTCCTTCAGGAATTACATCAAAGTTTAATTCATGTTTGATAGGAGTGTGAATAGACCGCTGTTACTATTGAAAGCACAGCAGTTTTCCAATATTGCTATTTTATCGCATAAAGAAATAGCGCGCTGCACCAGCGCTGCACTGACATTCGCAGTGACCGGTTCATGATTGCCGATGGGTACGCTGTCCCTCACCACCCCTACTGAAGTCTCAGTGGTCAGCTTGAGCCGGTTGCCTTCAACAGTCAATACGGTTTTGCCGGTTTCAGGGTCAGCCACTACCCTGGCGCGCGATAATGCGTTGTCTAAACCCTTAGGTATAGGTTGGTATTTTGGCCGCGCGTTCTTCACGGTTAGGGTATCGCTGATCAGCTTGTTATGATCAATAGGTTTGTCAACTTTGACGATGCGCCCGTAGACCAGATAACCACTACTGAATACGGCACTAACCCATTCACCGCCAAGCAATAGGGACCCTGACTTAGCCTTACTATCAATTGCTACCTTCACCACTGCCTCACAGAAACCATTAGGCATCAACCTGTCAGGTTCATTATTGCCTTGAACCCGTTGAACGCTGCGGGTCACTGCATCACCATCACAGCTAAACAAGGTTGCCCCACCATGTAGGGTCACCCCCATCAGCGCCGGTTGCGTATTATCTTTTGATGATGTGAGCAAGCAAGCCTGTAAGCCTTCTAAAAATTCAGCATCTATTGGCAGGCGCGTATCGGTGCTAAATTTGGGGTCTTCAAATAAAAACGCATCCTTATAGAGGTAAGGCAGCCGCCATGTGCTCTTAGCGGCCTTGATCACACAGTCATGAGTTTCAAGCGTGAAGGTCACGTCCTCAGCCCGGCTATTGGATAGAAGGCCAAATAGGATGTCACCTTTGACGGCGAATGGTTGCTCAGTTTTGCACTTGGCAATGATGGCTATCTGGTCATTGGTAGCGGTTACCGTCTCACCGCTGAACATGAAGCATTGATAAACCGGCACCATGTTATTGTCTGCAAGGGCCGGTTTCAGCAGTTCTAAGGTTTTCACTAACTCAACACGTTTCATCTAATTCATCCTCCCATGGCTTCAGCATCATTTGCTGACGGAACCAAGCCTCAGCTTCAGCCTTGGTTTTGCAACGCTCAACGTCACAGACCACCACCTCCTTATCTCCCTTTTGTGGTGAGCCTAGGCTAATCACAGCTAAGATATCGCCTGTTGTATCCTGCATCATTGTGCTAAGATAATATTTGCGCTTGTTCATGGCTTTTTGAACACCAATAAGAACTCATGGATAGGAACCAGCTTTTGGCCACGCCATGAGTTGGTTGAACGCTTGGCGGCACTGGCAAAGTTCTTGCTCAGTACCACCTGTTGCCAGTAAGTGAACCCAGCCTCTTTAAAGTTTTGAATTGTGTGGCCTGGGAAATCAATTAATTCTCCGTCCTTGTCACGGAATGGCCCCACCACAATGCACATGAAAGCGCCGGGTTTAAGTACTTCCATATGCCCCACTGCACATTGCAGCATGGCATGATTGAACTCACGGTAAGTCTTCATGTTGCTGAGATCTTCAGCTAAGTCAGAATACTTCTCAAGGTTATAATAAGGAGGGCAAGAGAAAGCAAAATCAAAACCCTGTTTACGTTCCAGTTTGTCAACAAACCTACCATCAGCAAGCACGTATTTACAGCCAGTAAGGCCCAAATCGCGTAAAACTGTGAGGTTCTCATTTATTTGTGCCTGCCTGATTTCAATACCTGTATACTTATACCCCATAAGGCCGCCCACAGCACCACGAACAGGCCCGCCAGCAAAAGCATCAATAATGGTACTGCCAACAGGGCCACCATAACGTAGGTACACCCATTCAGCCAAAGGTGCCGGAAATACCGAATGCGTGCCGGTGTAAACACTATCATGGTCGCCCCTCATGGTTTCCGCACGGGTACCCGTGTGGCCATCCTCACCAAACAGCCTGCGCCAATCACGCACGCTGCGCCGTATCAATTCATCAACTCTCCACACCGTAGTAGTAGTGGCGAACCAAGCTTTGCCCTGTTGTGGGCGGGTATAAGCTTCATGTGCGCTGATGAGGAGTGGGCGGGTCCTATATAAAGTTTTCCCGCTGGTTTTATCATACTTCTTATAGAGCACGGAGCCTCTGCTTGGCGTTGGTTAGACGTTTCCTAGCCTCATCATCATAGGGGTTTTGCTCAATATGCCGCTCAAGCCCTGCAATCATGCGCTCTATTTTGGCACGACTGCGGGGCTTAGCGGTGTTGGCCTTTTTGCCGCCCGCTATGTAATGGTGCGGCTTCATTGACTTGAAGCCTTGGGTCACTTTTTCTTACCCTTTGGTTTTTTGCCAACATCATCCTTGTGGGTCAGGACGAATTTCCTGCCCTCTTTCACAATTTGGTGTCCAGCCTTTTCCAATGCCTTTTTCAGGTTGTACTTGGTGTCCCCTACGGCATCCCTGATTTCAGCCATGCTGGCACCCTTCTCAAGCATCATGATGGTGTCATGGGCTTTGGTGCCTTCATAGATGCCATAGCGGTTTTTGGTGGCACCATACTTGATCATTTTTTCATAGCGTGTGGGGCCAGTTTCTGCCCGTTCTAGCTCAGCCTTCGTTGGCGCTTTGACCTTCTTGACTTTGACCTTCTTTTGCTTTTTGGGCGTGGGGGCTGGCTCAGTGTCATCCTCAAGTTCCTCAATGCTATCTCCACCCCGTGCAGCCTCATCAACAGTGTCTCCCGTGGGCTCGGCCATTTGCGCTTCTTCATCAGGTTCATCCTCATCACCTGGTTCATCGTCATCGCTGGGCTCAAGTTCATTTTCCTCACTTGGTTCATCGTCACTCCCAGGCTCGTCATCATCAGCAGGTT